CCGCTGTTTATTCCTGTGTCCGTATCCTGGCAGAGGCGGTGGCGGGTCTTCCGCTGCACCTTTATAAATACACCGATGATGGCGGTAAAGAAAAAGCCATTGACCATCCGCTGTATCGACTGCTCCACGATGAGCCAAACCCGGAAATGAGTTCTTTCGTATTCCGCGAGACCCTCATGACCCATCTGCTCCTCTGGGGTAACGCCTACGCACAGATCATCCGTAACGGCAGAAATGAAATCATCGCACTTTATCCGCTGATGCCAAACAAGATGTCCGTTGACCGTGATGAAAATGGGCATCTGTACTACACCTATTATCGTGGCCCAGATGAAGCCATTAAAAATAAGGATTTCGCGGTGACACTGCAACCCTCGGATGTCCTGCACATCCCTGGTCTTGGCTTTGACGGTCTCGTTGGCTACAGTCCCATTGCTATGGCAAAGAACGCCATCGGTATGGCTATTGCCTGTGAGGAGTTCGGAGCCAAGTTCTTCGCTAACGGTGCTGCGCCCTCCGGCGTTTTGGAACATCCCGGCACCATCAAGGACCCGTCCAGGGTGCGTGAGGCTTGGCAGAGTCAGTTCGGCGGATCTTCCAATTCAGGCAAAGTTGCTGTTTTGGAAGAAGGAATGAAGTACACACCGATTTCCATTTCCCCGGAACAGGCACAGTTCCTTGAGACTCGTAAATTCCAAATCAATGAAATTGCTCGAATTTTCCGAGTGCCGCCCCATATGGTGGGCGACCTGGAAAAGTCGAGCTTTTCTAATATTGAGCAACAGTCCTTGGAGTTCGTGAAATACACCCTCGACCCCTGGGTCATCCGTTGGGAGCAGTCTCTGATGCGGGCGCTTCTGGCAGCAGATGAAAAGGCGGCATATTTCGTGAAGTTCAATCTGGAAGGTCTGCTCCGTGGCGATTATCAGAGCCGTATGAACGGCTATGCCATCGGTCGCCAGAACGGTTGGATGTCTGCCAATGACATCCGCGAACTGGAAAACCTCGACCGCATCCCTGCGGAAGAAGGCGGCGACCTGTACCTCATTAACGGCAATATGCTCCCAATGCGTGATGCGGGTGCTTTTGCAAATACAACCCCTAACGATAGCGGAAAGGAGGAAAAAACCGATGAAGAAGTTCTGGAAGTGGAAGAACCAGGCACAGACGGAGACGGCTCCGGCGGAGAGGACTCTGTTTCTCAACGGCACCATCGCAGAGGAAAGTTGGTTTGATGATGATGTCACACCCCAGCTGTTCAAAGATGAACTGATGGCTGGCACCGGCGATATCACCGTGTGGATCAACAGTCCCGGCGGTGACTGCGTGGCGGCAGCCCAAATCTACAATATGCTGATGGATTACAAGGGCAACGTTACAGTCAAGATTGACGGCATCGCTGCCTCCGCAGCATCCGTTATCGCTATGGCTGGCACAAAGGTGCTGATGTCTCCGGTTTCTATGCTGATGATTCACAATCCCATGACCGTTGCCTTCGGTGACTCCGGCGAAATGCAAAAAGCCATCGAAATGCTCGGCAGCGTTAAGGATTCCATCATCAATGCTTATGAAATCAAGACCGGGCTGTCCCGTGCGAAGCTGTCCCACCTTATGGATGCGGAAACCTGGATGGATGCTCACAAGGCTGTAGAACTCGGCTTTGCTGATGAAATCCTGCAGCGTTCCGACAATACCGAGGATGTGGAAGTGCCTGCGGTTTCCATGCTGTATTCCAAGGCAAATGTGGTCAATTCCCTTATGGATAAGATTGCCCACAAGTGTGCCATCGAACCCAAAACCACCGTGCAGGAACGCACGGGTCGCTCTGTGGATGAACTCAGAGCGAATTTGAATGCCATCAAAAACTACATCTAAAATGGAGGAATTTCTTATGACTATCATTGAAATGCGCGATAAGCGCACTAAGCTGCTTGCCACTATGGACGGTTTCCTGGATACCCATCGTGACAGCAAGGGTGTACTGTCTGCCGAGGACGATGCCACCTACACCGGCATGGAGAAGGAACTGGCAGCCATCACCAACGAAATCAAGCGTATGGAGCGCCGTGAGGCTATCGATGCTGAACTGGCAAAGCCCGTCTCCACTCCCATCACTGGTAAGCCTATGAACGGTGCCGATGATGATAAGCCCAAGACCGGCCGTGGCTCCGTGGCTTACAAGAATGCGGTTCTGGACGCTCTTCGCTCCAACTTCCGCAAAATCAGCAACGACCTTTCTGTGGGTGTGGATTCTCACGGTGGTTACCTCGTTCCCGAAGAGTACGACTCCCGCCTCATCGATGTTCTGACTGAGGAGTGCATCATGCGTAAGCTGGGTACTCGCATCACTACCAGCGGTGAGCATAAGATCAACATCGCAGGTACTAAGCCTGCCGCTGCCTGGATTGAGGAAGGCGGTCAGCTTTCCTTCGGTGATGCTACCTTCGACCAGATCATCATGGATGCTCATAAGCTGCACATCGCCATCAAGGTAACCGAGGAGTTGCTCTATGACAACGCCTTCAACCTGGAAAACTACATCATCACTCAGTTCGGTAAGGGTCTGGCCAATGCCGAAGAGGATGCGTTCATCAACGGTGATGGTGTTGGCAAGCCCCTGGGCCTGCTTGCTGCCGAGGGTGGTGCTGAAATCGGTGTCACTACCGCTGCCGCCGATAACATCACCTACGATGAGTTGGTCGACCTGGTCTACTCTCTGAAGCGCCCCTATCGTAAGAGTGCCGCCTTCCTTACCAATGACCAGACCATCGGTTATCTGCGTAAGCTGAAGGATCAGAATGGTCATCCTCTCTGGCACGATTCCGTTGAGGATGGCGAACCCGGTCGCATCCTGGGCTATAAGGTGTACACCTCTCCTTATTTCCCTGTGATGACTGCGGGTATGCCCGCCATCGCATTCGGTGACTACAGCTACTACAACATCGGTGACCGTGGCACTCGTTCCTTCGCTGAACTCAAGGAACTGTTCGCGGGCAACGGTATGGTTGGCTTTGTTGCCAAGGAGCGTGTGGACGGCAAGCTGGTTCTCCCTGAAGCCGTCAAGCTGCTCAAGATGGCAACTGCGTAATGATGGGAGGTGACGGTGATGGATGCTTTACTTGAAAAAGTCAAACAGAATCTGATTCTCGACCATGCGGCGGATGATGCATTGCTGAAGGGCTACATCACCGCCGCCGTTTCATACGCAGAAAGCTATCAGCATATCCCTGCGGGCTTTTACAGCGAAAACGCTATGCCCGCCACAACTGAACAAGCCGTCATTATGCTGTCATCCCACTTCTATGAGTCCAGGGACGGCAGCACCGGCGGCTTTTTTGCTGATAATGTGCAGGCGGGTCAGCAGGTCTGGAACACCGTCAACCTTCTGCTTCGGCTCGACCGGGATTGGAAGGTGTGACCATGAGTTTCGGAAAAATGAATGGCTTTGCCGACATTATCAGCACAAAACGGGTCAAGGACAGCGAGGGCTTCTCCACTACGGTGGATGAGGTTCTCGCATCTGTCCGTGTTTACCGGGAAGGTCGCCACGGCAACCAGCGGTGGGCAAATCTCGCTGCTTTCTCCGAGGCAACAGACCTGTTCCGTTTCCGTGTCATCCCCGGTGTTGGCATTACCACCGACCATGTTATCGTGTGCGATGGCAGCCGATATGACATTGTATCCGTTGAGGATGTCAAAGGCCGTGGGATGTACATTGAAGTGCTGGCAAAAAGGAGTGAACCCACCAGTGGCAAAGGTTGATATCAAAATGCCGGAGGAATTTCTGCAAAAGATCTCCCGGCTGGGCAGCGAGTTTGATGCCGTTGCCGAAAGTGTCCTGGAAGCCGGTGGTGAAGTGGTTCTGGCGAGGGTCAAAGGTAACCTCTCCGGGGTTGTGGGACAAGGCACAAAATATGACTCCCGTTCCACAGGCGAACTGGAAAGGTCTATCGGTCTTTCCCCGGCAAAGCTGGACAGAGACGGTAACCACAATGTCAAAATCGGCTTTGTGGAGCCCCGTTCTGATGGTGAAAGCAACGCTAAAATCGCCAACATTCTAGAATACGGAAAGCACGGTCAGCCTGCAAAGCCCTTTTTGAAGCCAGCCAAAACCGCATCCAAATCGGCTGCGATTTCTGCAATGCAGAAGAAATTTGAAGAGGAGGTCGAGAAACGATGAATATCCTGTCCGACCTTTATACCGCACTTTCCGCTTTGGCTATTCCCATCGAGACGGGTGTGTTCAAGGATGAAGCCCCGGAACGGTACATTGTGATTGTTCCAATGGTGGAGTCCTTTGACCTTCATGCTGACAACGCGCCCAGTGTGGATGTACAGGAAGTGCGCCTTTCGTTATATGCCCAGGGCAACTACATCAAGGATAAAAATACCCTTGTGAAAACGCTCCTGGGCGCGGATTTTACCATAACCGACCGCAGATACATCGGTTATGAAACAGAAACGGGCTACCACCACTACGCTGTGGATGTAGCCAAACACTATGAAATGGAGGAATAATCAATGGCTACGATTGGTCTTGATAAACTGTACTATGCCAAGATTACCGAGGACAAAGATGGCAATGAAACCTATGCCACCCCGGTACAGTTGGCAAAGGCAATGACCGCCGACCTCTCCGTGGAACTGGCAGAGGCTACTCTTTATGCCGATGACGGTGCTTCCGAAATCGTCAAGGAGTTCAAATCCGGCACTCTTTCTTTGGGTGTGGATGACTTGGGCGGTAGCGTTGCCTCCGACCTCACCGGCGCTGTCATCGATAGCAATGGTGTTGTCATTTCCACCGCAGAAGACGGTGGCGATCCCGTTGCGGTCGGTTTCCGTGCAAAGAAGTCCAACGGCAAGTACCGCTACTTCTGGCTGTACCGTGTCAAATTTGGTATCCCCGCTACGGCACTGGCTACCAAGGGTGACAGCATCACCTTCAGCACTCCTACCATCGAGGGTACCATCCTCCGCCGTAACAAGGTGGACGGCAACGGCAAGCATCCCTGGAAGGCAGAGGTTACCGAGGGTGACAGCGGTGTTTCCGCAGCAACCATTACCAACTGGTATAAGGATGTGTACGAGCCTTCCTATACCCAGACCACTACCACGGAATAAGGAGGACTGACCAATGATTGACGAACGCAAGTCTGTTATCAATGTGGGTGGCGAGGACTACGAACTGCTTCTGACCACCAAGGCTACCAAGGAGATCGCAGGTCGTTACGGTGGCTTGGAGAACCTGGGCGACCATCTTATGAAATCTGAGAATTTCGAGATGGCCATCGGTGAAATCGTGTGGCTCATTTCGCTTCTGGCAAACCAGTCCATCCTGGTTCATAACCTCAAGCACAAGGATGCGCCCAAGGAACTGCTCACAGAGGAAATGGTGGAACTGCTCACCGTTCCCGCTGACCTGGCAACCTACAAATCTGCCATTATGGAGGCTCTTCTGAAGGGCACCAAGCGTAATGTTGAAAGCGAGGCAGACGCAAAAAACGCAGTGGTCGAGTAAGTGACGATGAGTTATTTACTCGACTTTTATATTACGGCATCGGCCAACTCCACCTGTCCTGGGATGAGTTTTGGCTGATGCCGTTTGGTTTACTCCTCGACCTTTGGGAGTGCCATAAGCAATACAACGGTATCTCTAAACCGAAACGGGAGATGTTCATCGATGACATTGTCCCGGACGGAATCTAAAGGAAAGGCGGTGGTGTAATGGCAGATAATTTCGGTCTGAAGATCGGTCTTGAGGGCGAGAAGGAGTTCAAAAAGGCTCTGACGGAAATCAACCAGTCTTTCAAGGTTCTGGGTTCCGAAATGAAGTTGGTGGAGTCCCAATTCTCCAAGAACGATGACTCTGCCGATGCTCTCGCCGCACGGCACAAGGTGCTGACCGAACAGGTCGAAGCCCAACGCAAAAAGGTAGAGATGCTGAAACAGGCTCTCGCCAATGCCGCTGAGTCCTTTGGTGAGAACGACCGCCGAACCCAGGCCTGGCAGATTCAATTGAACAACGCACAAGCCGCCCTGAACGGCATGGAGCGTGAACTTTCGGACAACGAAGAAGCTATGGACCGGCTCGGCAAGGAGATGGATGACACCGGCGACTCTGCCGATGACCTGGAAGAAGAACTGGACGATGCCGGAGATGCCGCCGATGACAGTGAGGGTAAATTCTCCAAGCTGGGCGGCACTTTGAAAACGGTCGGTGTGGCAATGGGTGCGTGTGTCGCCGCTGCCGCTGCCGCCGCAGTATCCCTGGGCAAGGCTGTCATTGAAGCCTACGGTGAGTATGAACAGCTGGTCGGTGGTGTTGACACCTTGTTCCAGGAGTCCTCCGGCAAACTGCAGGAATATGCCGCCAACGCATATAAGACTGCGGGTATGTCGGCCAATGACTATATGTCCACGGTCACATCCTTCTCCGCATCCCTTATCCAGTCCCTGGGTGGAGATACGGAAGCCGCAGTTAAGTATGCGGATATGGCTATCACCGATATGGCGGATAACGCCAATAAGATGGGTACGGACATCGGACTCATCCAGAACGCATACCAGGGCTTCGCAAAACAGAACTACACGATGCTGGATAACCTCAAGCTGGGCTACGGCGGCACCAAGGAAGAAATGGAGCGTCTGCTTGCAGATGCAACCGCCATTTCCGGCATTGAGTATGACATCAGTTCCTACGCTGATGTGGTTGATGCAATCCACGTCATTCAGGAAAGCATGGGCGTTGCCGGTGCTACCGCCGCTGAAGCGGAACACACCATTGAGGGTTCTCTGAACTCCATGAAGGCGGCAGTTGCCAACCTGGTGGTAGGCTTCGGTGATGCGGATGCGGACATCGAGCAGCTCTGTAACAATGTGGTGGATGCCTTCCAGGATGTGCTGACCAATATCACTCCCATTATCGAGAACATCATCTCGGCTCTGCCTACGGCGCTGAATGCTCTGCTTGAGACCGTGGGCGAACTGCTGCCGACCTTGCTGGAAACCGTGGTGGATCTGTTCTCCCAGGTGCTGAACACGCTGCTGACCCTTCTGCCGGAACTCATCCCTGTGGTTATTGAGGCAGTCCTCACCATCGTAAACACGCTGATTGAGAATTTGCCTTTGCTGGTAGAAGCGGCAATCCAAATCGTGATGTCCCTGGTTCAGGGTATTGCCCAGGCTCTGCCGACCCTAATTCCCACAGCGGTGCAAGCGGTCATTACCATTGTGCAGAGTCTTATCGACAGTCTGCCGATGATTTTGGATGCAGCCCTTCAGCTTATCACCGGTCTTGCCGATGGTCTGCTTGCCGCCATCCCCGTGCTGATTGCAGCCCTGCCGGAAATCATCCTCAGTATCATCAATTTTATCCTGGATGCTATTCCGCAGATTATCGAAACGGGCATTCAGCTGTTGACCTCTCTGGTGGCGGCGCTGCCTCAAATCATAACTGCCATTGTGGAGGCAATTCCGCAAATCATCAGCGGTATCATCGAGGCGGTTCTGAGTGCCATTCCCCAAATCATCCAGGCAGGTATCGACCTGCTGATTTCTTTGGTAAAGGCACTACCGCAGATTATCACCACCATCGTATCGGCAATCCCGGACATCATCTCCGGCATCGTCAATGCGGTCATCAATAACATTCCTCTGATCGTACAGGCGGGTATTGAATTGCTGACTTCGCTCATCAAGAACCTGCCGACCATCATCGTGGAAATCGTAAAGGCTGTACCTCAGATTATTACGGGTATCGTCAATGCCCTGGGCAAGGGTGTCTCCCAGCTTGCAGAAGTTGGTGTCAACCTGGTTAAGGGCTTGTGGCAAGGTATCCAGTCCCTGGCATCCTGGCTGTGGAATAAGGTCTCCGGCTGGATTTCTTCTATTTGGGACGGCATCTGCGACTTCTTCGGAATCCACAGTCCCTCTGACGAGATGGCTTGGATCGGTGAGATGTTGGTAAAGGGTCTGTCCGGCTCCATTGAGGATAACGGCGGCGAAGCGGTCAAGGCTGCGGAGGCTATGAGCGCCGACATCAATGATGTGATGCACGGGCTTGCCAAGGATATGGAAACGGCACTGCCTACCGACTTCAATGTGGATGGTAATGTCCACGGCACCGTCAGCGGTGGTATCGCAGACTCCGCAAAAGTCAGCGGCCTTCAGCTGGTGCTGAACATTACGAACTTCAACAATTATTCTAACGAAGATATTCAGCAGCTGACCAATGAGATTATGACCACAGCCGGTCAGTTTGCCAAACGGAAAGGGGTGGTATTTGCATGAATTATTTTGAGTATAAGGGCATCCGTTCTACGGATATGGGTATCCGCATCGAAAGCAAGAATGTATTTTCTGCCCCGGAATATGATGTGGACTTCCTGTCCATCCCAGGCCGTGACGGTGATCTGATTACCGGTGGCGGCAGATTCCCCAATGTCCAGGTGACTTACTCCGTATTCATCCCTGCGAAAACCATCTCCGAACTGGCACAGAAAATCACCGCAATCAAGGCATGGCTGTATTCCGGTCTCAACAGCTATCACACGCTGTCAGATACCTACGATACAACCTTTTTCCGTCATGCGGTCTATGCTGGGAAACTGGATATCGAAGATGAACTGAACCGCATTGGTCTTTGCACCATCAGCTTCTCCTGCAAGCCTTTCCGATACGATGAAGCCGGGACGGTCAGCACCACGCTCTCCGCATCCGGGGATGTGTTGCTGAACCCGTACCCCTTCATCAGTAAGCCCATTCTCCGCATTGAGGGAGACGGCAAAGGCACTCTGACTATTCAGTCCGAAGGCAACAATGCCACCTGGAATTTTACCGACATTGACGGATATGTGGAGGTCGACTCCGAGCAGATGAATTTCTACAAGGATGCCGAACCGAAAAACGACACCGTATCCGGTGATGGGTTTCCGCTGCTTTACCCCGGCGAGAATACGATTGCTTATTCCGGCGGCATAACAGCGGTGACAGTCATTCCAAGGTGGTGCTGCTTATGATCCCGGTACTGTATAAGGCTAATTCGACAAATTTCGACACTTTCGGCATTGGTGTCCTAAAGGATTGCACATCCTGCGAGGTCACCGAGGAGCGTAACGGTGCCTTTGAGTGTGTCCTGAAATATCCCATCACCGGCCCACTCTACAAGGAGATCTGCACGGAGCGTTTGGTAAAGGCAAAACCCAATGACACCGCAAAAGACCAGGTATTTCGCATCTACCGCATTTCCACACCCATCAACGGGCAAATCACGGTATATGCCCAGCACCTCAGTTATGACCTCTCCACTATTGCCGCCTTGCAGTGGCAGTCGGAATCTATCTCCCCGGCACTTGCTATGGAGCGTGTATTCCAAAATACTGCCACTACCCATAACTTTACTTGCCAGACCGACTATTCGGCAGCAAAGGCATTCTCGGTATCCAAGCCTCAGAGTGTCCGCGCCTGCCTGGGTGGTGTGGCGGGTTCTTTTCTGGACTTATGGGGCGGCGAATATGAATGGGACAACTTCAAGGTCATCCATCACCAAGGCCGAGGCAAGCATACGGGCGTGGTTATTGAATACGGCAAGAACCTCACGGATCTGGAGCATGACGATGAAAACACCGATGTTTATACCGACCTTCTGCCGTATGCGGTTATAACGGCAGAGGACGGCACAGAAACGGCGGTCACGCTGCCGGAGGTGCTTCTGCCCATTGCGGATACCACTCTGGTTCAACGGAAAACCCTCATCCGGGATTTCACAGAATATTTCGATGAGGAGAACCCGGTCACCGTTGATGGTCTCCGTGCCTACGCCAATAACTACCTCAAAAACAATCCGCTGGGCATCGCAACGCCTACGCTGACCGTTGCCTTTGAACCGCTCTGGAAACAACCGGAATATGCCGCCGTTCTGGAACGAGTGTCCCTTTGCGACACAGTCATTATCCGGCACAGTTTACTGGGCATTACCGCAAAAGCCAAGGTCATCACTACTGTGTATGACACCCTGGCGGAGAAGTATATCTCCATTTCCCTCGGATCGGCAAAGGCCAACCTTCTGAACAATGTGTCTGCTGCGGAAGCCACCGCCGAGGATGCAGCCGCAAAGGTTGACCGTTTTCCGGTGCTGATGAACTCGGCAATCAAAAATGCCACGGGACTTATCACTGGGCAGACCGGCGGCTATGTGGTCATCCACACCGACTCCGATTCAGGGCAACCCTATGAACTGCTGATCCTGGACGCTCCATCCATCGAAGAGGCAGTTAATGTATGGCGGTGGAATGTGGGCGGCTTGGGGTTTTCCAGTAATGGCTACAACGGTCCCTACGAAACTGCCATCACCGCTGATGGTCAGATCGTAGCTGACTTCATCACCTCCGGCTCGTTGGTGGCAAACATCATCAAGGCGGGCGTTATCCAGTCCCAGGACGGTTCGTCTTATTGGGATTTGGAAACAGGTGAGGTTGTTCTCCGCGCTTATGCGACCACAGAAACGGTGGAGCAGGTTTCTGACCGCATTACCACCATTGAAGAGCAGAAGATGTACCGCCTGGTCATCTCTTCTTCCAACGGTAACATCTTCAAAAACGGCAATATCCAAACCACGCTGTATGCCACGGTGTTCTCCTGGGATGAAAACATCACCGACACTCTGGATGACAATCAGTTCATCTGGACGAGGGTGTCGGATGATGCCGAGGCAGACGCAGCGTGGAACGCAGACCACTTCGGTGGCAGTAAATCCATCGAAATCACATCCGATGATGTCGAGGTCAGGGCAACCTTCTTCTGCGACCTCATCGACACCACTACAAGAAACAGTCTTTTAGGCTGAAATTAAGGAGGATTTTCACATGAGTAAAGCACAAGGTCAGTTTACGATTATCGACTACAATGACGCGCTAACGCTGACTGGCTACATCGGCTCCAACCTGGCAAAGACCCAGATGTATAACCCCGACAACGATACCTATACGCCGGACTGGTCTGACACCAACCTGGTTCTGACTCCCAGCCTGTATGTCATCGGTACTACCACCGATCAGATCACCTCTGCATCGGTCACTTCCGTCAAGTGGTATATCGGCAGTTCCACCACAGCCATTACTTCTTCCGGCAACTACGCACTCTCCGGCACCAAGAGCCACATCCTTACCATCAAGGGTAATGTCATGTCCGGCCTTCCTGGTATCGACTACCGCTGCGTAATCACGTACAAGGATGAATCCACCGGCCTGTCCATTACCCATCCGCTGACTATTTCTTTCAGCAGGGTGGTCAACGGCTCCGGCATTACGGATCTGCTTGTTGCAACTCCCAGCGGTAATGTGTTCAAGAACAGCGAGGTTGCCACGCTGACGGCAACTGCGGAACTGTGGCGCGGTTCTACTGTGGATACCACCAACGTGACCTACAAGTGGGCCATTATGGATAGCAGCGTTACTTCCACCAGTTCCAGCGGTTATGATGCCGCCTTTGGCATCGGCTGGCGCAAGCTGTCGGATACCACGGGTATGTACACCGGCACTACTACGGCAACCATTACGGTTTATGCCGCTGCCGTAGACAGCTACGCGGTATTCAAGTGCGTAGCCACCGACTCCGACACCACTTCCAGCACCTACAACTCCACCTTCTCCGATGTTGCCACCTTCATTGACAACTCTGACCCCATCCAGGTGGTCATCACCAGTACGGGTGGCGATGTCTTTAAGAACGGCGAAGGCTCCACGGTGCTGACCGCTGTGGTGTATCAGGCCGGTGCGGAAATCGATGCCGAGGGCAACGGCACTTATACCTGGACGAAGTATGACAAGGATGGTGCGATCGACACCTCCTGGGGTACTTCCGGCAGCAAGACCGGCAAGACCCTCTCCGTGTCCAATACCGATGTTGACACCAAGGCTACCTTTATGTGCGTAGTCACCCTGTAAGGAGGTGTTCCCATGAGGGCGGTTGCTCAATTTACGATTACCAATATCCGCGATGTCGTTACTTCTGACACCGCCCCGGAGAACCCTTATGTGGGTCAGCTGTGGGTAAACACCGCAACGGTCCCGCCGGAAACAATGGTGTGGGACGGTCTCGGCTGGGTTGTCCAGAACAATCTGGAAGAACTGCGGGAGACCGTTTCCACCCACACTACCCGGTTCGGTGAGTTTCAGAGTTCCATTGACGGCATGAACAGCTATGTTTCCAGTCTGACGGAAACGGTGCAGACCCTGGAAGGAGAACATTCCGGGACACAGGAAACGGTGCTGAAGATGGAGACACAGATCTCCGAACTGCAACACTCGGTGGACGGTTTGACGGTCACAGTGCAGGAGCAGTTCGCAGGCGGTATCAATTATGTCAAAAACTCTGCCGGTCTAAACGGCATTACGGATGACTGGACGGTCACGGGAACGGTCTCCACGGACTCCTCTACGGATGTGCAGAGCAATACCACTTCTGACTCCTGTTTTGTCATTGGAGACACTTCCACGCTGACCCAGGTCATTACGGGTGTTGTTCCCGGCGCATACACCATTTCCGTCCGAGCCAAGAAAACGGGTGCAAGCTACACCTCGTATTTTTACGCGCAGTACAACGGCAATAAATATGCGTATCTGTTCAACACCACAAGCACCTTCGGTTGGACAGAGTTCTCTGCGGTGATTCCCGATGTGGTGGACGGCACGATTACCATCTATGCCTACAACCGTCTGGCATCTCTGTATGTATCGGACATCATCCTGGCAGAAGGTGCAGCGGTTCACAAGTGGACCCCCGCACCCAATGAGATTTACACCACCGAGGTTAAAATCGACCGCCGTGGCATCGAGGTATCCAATGAGGATTCCGGGCAGCGGACGGTAATCACGAACCAGGAGTTCTCCGGCTATTACAACGAGGAAAAAATCTTCACCCTGAATAAGGATGAGACCATCACCAAGAAAACCACCGTTGATGGTGAACTGACGGTGGGCAAAACTAAGTTTGTCCCTATGCCTACGGCATCCGAGGGACTGAATATTGTAATTCTGGACTAAGGAGGTAAGAGTATGGCCACTTTCACAAGTGCCGCATATGATGGCAGATACCTTCAGCTGTCAATCTCTGAAAGTGTCAATGTGGCAAGCAATAAATCCACTCTGACGTGGACGCTAACCTCCGCAGGAGGCGCATCTGCCTATTACACCATCGATGATACTACGGTCACCATTAACGGCACACAGGTTTACTATAAGGCGCGTACTGCATGGGATGACCGAGTCTTTCCGGCAGCGAAAGGTTCTGTTAGTGGCACTTTAGATGTAACTCACAACAGCAATGGTACAAAGTCTGTAACCGTCGTATTTATGACCCGCGTATATGTCTTTGGGTCTGTCGATTATGGCGGAACCATGACGCTTACATCCATTGACCGAACAGCACCAACCGTTTCCTGTTCAATAAGTAGCATAACGGCTAACAGCTTCAAGATTTCCGCTACTTCTTCTGCCACAGCAGATTTATGGGATTATAGTTTGGATGATGGTATCTCTGCCACGCCCTTTTCGACTACCGCCGGAACATCGGCAAGCACTACGGTCACTGGACTTTCGCCGAACACAACTTACTATGTGCGAGTCGCGGTTCGTAAAAAGAGCAACCAGGTATATGGCGAATCAAGCACAGTAACGGTCAAGACCCTGGGTGGTGCGATTATCAACAGTTGTCCGACCATTACTGCCGATGCTGCCACAGTCACATTCAAACCTAATGTAACCGTGTATGACGCATCTTTTTCCTGCTATCTTTCCATCTGCAATGGATCAACGGAGTACCTCGCACTCTCGGCAAGAACCTGGTCAAAGGGAACAGCCGACCGCACCATAACACTGTCCCAGACGGAACGCGCTGACTTGCTTGAGGCTATGGCGAGCATCAAGTCGTTCACTGCCACCATCAAGGTGGTGACCAAGAGTGGCTCGACTCAGATCGGCAGCACTTCTACCTGCACCTGCACGGTGCAGACCACAAGTGCTAATTCCGCTCCGACAATGACGGCGTTTACCTATAAGGACAGCCGATCCACCACTTCAACGCTGACTGGCAATAATCAACTGTTCATCCAGGGATATTCGTATCTGTATATCACCCCAGGCGTAGCAACAGCCAAAAACGGTGCATCCATTGTTAAATATTCCGCCACCTGCAATGGTGTTACTGCCTCCAATACGACGGGCGCAGCAATTAACCTTTACGAGGTTGCCAAGTCTGGCACGGTGGATGTAGTGGTTACCGCAACCGACTCCCGCGGCTATACCGTCAGCAGCACGCAACAGATTACGGTCATTCCGTATGCAAAACCGAAGGTATCCAACATCTCACTCCGCCGAACCAATGATATTGAGGCAGAAATGCAGCTGATATTTAACGGCAGCATTTCTCCCATCACCGTAAGCAGTACACAGAAGAACAGCCTGTTGTATGTGCAGTACCGTTACAAACTGACCAGTGCATCAAGCTACGGCACTTACACCAGTATTCTTTCCTCGGTGACTCAAAGCGGTACCAGTTTTTCGTTCTCGAACCTGGAACTGTGCAGCCTGGATGCCAACTCGTCCTATGACTTCCATCTCTATATCCGAGATCAGCTGAACACGCTGTCGGCGTTGAATTTATATTTCACCGTGCCGCAGGGTACTCCGTTAGTGGCTCTCCGCAAAAAGAAGGTGGGCATCAACACGCCAACCCCAGATTCTGCACTTCATGTGATCGGTGATGGTCACTTTGAGGGAGAAGTCAATATTGAGGGTGATGTCCGAATTGCAGGAACGCTGACTCCAGACAATATTGATTACACCTTCGAGAAACCCTACTTCGGTGTTTGTGAAACCGCTGCCTCCACCGCCGCCAAGGTGGTGATCTGCGATGAGTTCCAGCTGAAAAAGGGTGTGCACCTTGCAGTACAGTTTACCAACGCCAATACCGCGTCATCTCCGTCCATGAATGTAAACGGTACCGGCGCCATCGCTATCTGCGGTATTAACGGGTACTATGTTTCTGCGAATATGTGGACGGCAAACCAAATGGTTCATTTTGTCTACAACGGTTCATGGTGGATTGCTCTAAACTGTCTTCCCGCGCACACTTCCCAATATGGCGTTACGAAACTGTCGAATAGTGTAACTTCAACGAGCGCCTCTTTGGCAGCAACACCTTATGCCGTAAAGTTAGCATATGACCGTAATTCCTGGGATAGCATCTCTCTGACCAACGCTCTGGCTTTGGCCTACGGCGGCACGGGTGCGACTACGGCGGCAGCGGCTCGGACGAACCTGGGCATAACCGCCACTTCTCTGTACAACGGAACATTGAGTAGCGGTAGCACCACTTTCAATTACGGCAACTACAATTTCTATGT